TGACGAATTGAATTCTCAATTAGTTTTTCAAGCGGGCGAGGTTCTTCTTTAGATGAGCTCGTGCCAATAGGGATGTAATTGGGGTCAGTGGCTTTCCGCCACTCATTTTCAAAATTCTCATCAGACTTGAAATAATCTTGCGCCTTAATTCCTAGAACATTCTGTGGGAACCCCATAGAACTTTGAAGATTTATCGTCTTGCGTACTTCATTTTTATCAGTCATCACTCTGTAACCTTGTACATACGGTGAAATTAACTGATCAGCCAAGATCATGGCTTTGTGTAGAAGATCATCAGGAATCACGACATCACTTTTGGCATACTTGTTGATTCCTTTGTGACAAGCAGCCAGGTTAAATTTAGGCATTTCATACTCTTTTGGTGGTAGAGGGGGCTTTTCTTGAACAACCCACTCTACAAAAATGGGGTCCACTTTCCTTTTTGTTTTAAAATACACCTTCTTATTATAAGATCCAAGAAAGGTGAAATAATCCCACTGAAGGGCTTGAGCAGATTCAGGCATCTCAGTAGAAAATTCGAACTGAGGGTATTGAGCCTGAATGTCTGTCAATGTAGGTAGTGGACCCATAGCTAGTTTAAAGAGTCTACTGCATTCGCAATAGGGCTCTTCGAAACGAACAAGGATGAAATGTTGTCATGAATAGGCATAGCTTTGTTTACAATCTTGTTGTGCAAATGGTGAAAACCAACGACACAACCATCACTAGCAGCAATGAGAGGTGCAGTGCATGATCCGTCTTCAGTCAGCGCAGTATGCCAACCTCCAGTCATTACTTCTCCATTGGATATTTCAAAGTTGGTTGACTTGAAAGAGCGTGGGGTGTATTGCAAAACATAAACTTCTTCTGCAAATTTGGGCGCTCTGAATCGACACGCATGCACTGTAGGAACTTTAAACCATGCTAAATCTTGGTCAGCAAAAGGCGTAATATCAGACTTTTTAACTTTGAAGGAAAGATAAGGATTTTTAACTATGAATTCATCCGGAAGATCCTCAACAGCATGCTTGACGATTAACCCAACGTCATGACTCATAAACACATTAGTAAGAATCATTCCATCGATAGTCACAAAAGCAACATTTCTGTTGTAAACTGCAGGGTTGAAGATTTTCCCAGATTGCTCTTTGAAACTCGATCGTTTCTTCCAAGCTGGTCTAACTTTCTTTTTACCACTGACTTTTGTGACGATCTCTTTTGGAATTTTAACAGGGATCTTTCTTTGTCTAGAAAAATTACCATAAATGAAATTGTGAGCACGATCCTCATCGAACCGCATGCCTCCAAGACCTTCACCATAACTGGGACCGTTCCAATCGTCAAAATAATCAACATCACTGTCTTCATCTTCATCAGAACGTTCCCAATCAGCATAAAAATCATC